GTGTATCTAACTTTCATTTTGTTTTATTAAAAAAGCCCTGCACCTCAGCAGTACAGGGCTTCTAACCTAACACCAATTATGAAAAATTAAGTAGTTGCTTCAAGCAATGCTTTTGCAGTTGCAAAGTCACCTTTGATTATAGTCTGAGCATCGTTTGCAGATACGAACTGTACTAATCTTTGCTCTAACAAAATGGTTTTCTTGTTGTTGATAAAGTCGTTTCCATCAAGTCCAATCTGAACCCTCATACCTTGTCTGAACAATACATTAACAACAGATAAGTCACCACCGATAAAGTCGATGCCTAAAGAATCCAAAGCGTTAGTACCGATTAAACGTACACCTTGCAAAGTTGTGTAACCTTCGTTATCACGTCCCAAGAACGCTAACGGCTCAGTATATTCACCAACGGTTGACTTAGTAGTAATCATTTTAGCAAGGAAGCCTTCGTTAACAAAGAACCCGGTAGGTACCCCAAACGCTTTTTTAGTCTGCAAGATAGCAGCAATTAAAACATCAAACTCATTTGCATCGGTAACAGTACCCGCAAGAGTAGATCCGGTAAATGCAGTTGCGTATTCATCAAGACCTTTCAGATCATCACCAGTACCGGGACCAGAGAATAAACCGTTCTCGGTTACGATGTCAGCACGTTTCATCAAGTTGTTTTGGATGTAGCTCATTAACTGAGGTAAGTCATCCATAAACTCGGTAGTAATTTTACCATGAACCGCGATTTTCTTTGCAGTCATTTGACGCTCCTCGTAGCGAACTGAAAGCTGTGTTTTTGGATCACCTTCACCAATAAATATTGGAGTGCCTTGCTCATCAAGTTCCTCAATCCACATTGCGATAGGCTTAGCCATTGCGCCAGTAGATACGTTCTGCAAGTAAGTCAGTTGACGCTTACGGATTGGGCTTATGATGCCAGTATTCTGAGTTAAGCTGTAATTGCTTTCAGAACCTACGGCTTCAATCGTGTTGAAATCTCCGATTGTAACGGCTGATTTAATTTCAAACACCAACGGGCCATCCTGCTTTCCATCATTTTTGATGATGTTCTTAATCTCCTCGGACTTAGCCATGTAAGCCTCAGTAAAGGCTTCTGTGAAAGACTTAGTTTTTCCGTTTGATGCAGTTTGCTTGTTCATTTTAGTTGACAAAGCATCGTGCTGGGTTTGAAGTTCTTTTTTAGCGGCTTCAATTTCAGCTTTTACTGCATCCATTGAAGGAACTTCAGCAAGTTTAGCAATCATATCAGCGGCTTTCTGCAATGCTTCAGCGGCTTGACTTTTAGCGTTATCAACGCCCTCTTTTAATCCTTTAGATGCCAATTCGATCGCATCCATTATTTCTTTAGTTTCCATATTGGAATGATTTTTTAATTTGATTAATAATTTCGGTTTGATTGATCGGCTCGATAACTGCTAAAGTGTTGCCCGGCTTTAGTATGCTATAAAGTGATTTTATTTTGTCCTCGATTTGCACGAATGCTTCATCTGAATATTTTCCGTTTCTCATTGCTCTTTCAAGCAATCCTAAATCTTCAAGAATATCGCTTTCAGATTTAATGCCAGTTACTGGAGTGTTACGATTAGCCCCTAAAAACTGAATAGAACTACCCTCATACATTGCGACTTCGCTTATCTCGTTTGCATCTTGGCGTTTTTGCTCTTTGATAATCCTAAACCCAAATGAATGCTGATTAATAATTCCATCCTCAGCCATTAGCAGAAAGTCCCTGCCGTTAGTATGTCGCCCTGCTTTGCTTTCGTAGTATAAGCCGACTTCATCCTCTTTCAGTTCTTGTAACTTACCAACTGCGATGTTTTTATTATGATCTAATAAATGCTTGATTAGTTGAGTACCTTCAGGACCATTCTCTTTGATAGTCTTAGTAAAAGCCCCTTTTACAATTCTATCGCCATCGGAATCAATACTGCCAAAATTTGCAAAGTATCCGGTAACTATTCCAGACTTTACATCCAAATCCTTAAAACCTGCTGATATTGATTTGACTAACATATTTGTAAAAATAAATATTAAAAAAATATGTATTGAAAGTTTTAATATACTTTATAGTATATATACTTATTAGTATATTTGCTAAATGACTACAAATGAAATAGCAGATAAGATATTTAGTATGCCAAAGTGGTATGCTTCAATCAAGATTAAGTCTGGGTTTATGAATGCTCAGGCAGCTAACCGGGTAAAGAGTAGGTTTAGGAATGGAAAATTAAGCTACGAAATGACCGAAAGAATATTCAATCATTATGGGTACTTTATAGCAGATAAGACTTGGACAAAATTATAATAAATGCTCCTTATAATTAAACGGATCTTTTTGCCCCCAGCGATACAAGTGAAACAAATACACCCCCCTTGCCACTCCGATATTCATTTTTAGTTTACGCGCCTTTTCGCAAAACTGCTTATCAAAGAAGATACTATTCTCTTCAAACTTAATTTGCTCCCAAACGGACTTATGAAATATCATGCACATACCGGCAACTCCCGGCACATCGGTAACTAAATTATTGTGCTGATTCCAAAGATGATCTGCTATTTTAATGTGATTGCTTATATCTGCATCATTTGAAAATACTCCAGCCGCTAATTGATACGGTGCACGTAGCCTGTTTGTCATACAACCGATAATCTGAAAGTCTGGATTTGCTTGTATTACTGAATAGATTTGTGCGCCCCAGTCTGAGCGTAAGGGTAAGGTGTCTTGATCGCGCAAGACCACAAAACAATCTTCAGGTAGTTCGGATATACATTGGTTATACTCTTGACCTATGTTTTTTGATTGCGAAAACGGCTGTATAAAAAGGATATTCATCTACTCTAAATCTTTTGGCGTATCTCTGTAAATCCGATAACTATCATAATCAAAATGCTGAGTTGAAACCTCCATAATTACGGAGTTATCTTGCAAGGCTTTTAATTGGTGAGGTAATCCACGTTCAATATAAACTACATCGCCAACACTTAGGAAAGTAACTTCCTTTTTACCGTTTTCAATATAATGAAATTCAAAATTACCACTTTGCACATACCAAGTTTCATTCTTAATCATGTGATAGTGCATCGAAAACTTATTATCTGCTTCAGGAAATACAAGCAATTTACCGCAGTATTGGTTATCATTATGAATCCATAATTCATACCCCCAGCTTTTCTCTACTCGTTTAGGTGTTGTAATTTTTACCATTATTTGTAAGGTTTAAACTCTTTGCTAAATCTATTCTTCATAAATAAATGCCGATTTGTCTGGATGCCTAAGCCCCGATCTAATTGAGATACTGAACTTACTATTTGCTTATGTTCATCCATTGAGTGAATCAGTAAGTTACTACCGACAACATCCAAGAACGGCGCGTATTGCAAACCTGAATTGCAGACCCTTTGTGAGTAGTTGACGTGCTCATAAGCGTAACCCTCAAAGTCCGTATCAAAGCCACCAACAACATCCAGGCATTTACGATTGATATACAACATGCAACCGCAAGGTAATTCATGTTCTTTAATGCCGTTTTTTACGCTCAACACCTTTCTGTCAAACGTATAACACAGATGCGGAATACCAGCGTTAATATAAGGCTCATACCATTTATCTACCTTCCCCCAAGTATCATCATCAAAAAGGAATATATGCTCACAATCATCAAGCAAAGCCAAACACATATTTTTAGCTTTGGATATTCCTTTTTGATTGACAGTAACTATCTTTGCGCCTTTCGTATATTTGCGTATCATTTCCAAAGCAGGGGTTTGCCGATTGCCGTAGGTAGTTATGCCAATTCCGATTTTCATCTGTAAATAAATTTCTTATCAGTAAAAATGTAATTGTAAAATGAATGATCTCTCTCAATCGGATGCCTTACATAAACATTAACCGGGCAAGTATCAAGCAGATCCAATAGGTAAAGTATTGATGTTGAAACGGTATGAATCTCTTTTGCGTTCTCAAATACCTTTGCCCAGTCGAATAAACTAAATCCCGGTATTACTTTCATTTCAACTCCCTCAATATCAATCTGTATTTTTTGGTTAAGGTTTGACATAAAAGTCACGTTCTTTAAAACGTACTCATTCGGCTTTAGGTTTAGCAACTTAAATAACTCATTTTCTTTATCAGCATCACGCTTCCACATTACATCACGCTTCCAGTCCTGGTAATTCATTTTATACATTTCGTACTTAGCCTTCATCACAAATCTGTATGGTACTCTTAGAATCTCATTTGACCAGCGTATCGGAATTACCCGGTACTCTTTATACTGGCAGTCCGTTTTTAATGTCAATGGGACTGGGCTTTGATTATCTGCAATCCATTCAATATCAGGATAAGCACGTTGCAACCCTTCTATAAATTGCGATTGAACTGGCCATATAATATCGTAATCTTTAAAAGTCCTGATTAATGTCTGGCAGAAAATCACATCACCAATGCCATGAGGTTGTAATACACAAAGTTTCTGTTTGTAGTCTGGAATAAAATCATGTGCAACATCTGGGTTATCTCTGTGACCCATTGCAGAATCAAATCCTATATGCTGAATTACTGAAGGGCTGCTTACTATAATGGTTTTGCCTTGCTCGTTTGACATTCTGCAAACTATCTTATCCCAATGGTCCCTGGTTTGTTGACTTTCTAATAATCCGGGCTTAACTATCTCGTTATAAGTTTTAACACTCATTAGCATATTGATGCCACCGATTGAACGCTTTTCAACATAGCCGTTACCTTGCACAATTATCGGATGCCTTGTAATCCCGGTTCTTGATTTGCTCAATGTATTGAATCCTGAAATTATGCGATCTGGGAACTGCTTATACAAGTCAAGTAAACGGCTCATAAAATCTACCCGAACGATTGCATCTGAATCTATGTTAATCAGCACATCGCAACCACGTGCAATAAGATAATCAAACCCAATCTGAATACAATGCCTAATGCTTAAATTTCTCTGATTGCGGATTTTATTATAAGAATTGATTAACCGTAATGTTTCATTATCCCGACTGCAATCATCTACTATAAATATTTGAGCGTTATGCAAATCAGCACGTTTTAGGCTTTCAAGTGTTTGCCGTAGGTAGGTTGCTCGGTTGTAGGTGCATATTAGCAATCCGACTTTCATCCTTTTAATTCCATTAAAGACTGATCCATTGTTTTATACCTCATACGTTTCCTAAGTTTATCATAATCAACATTTTCAATTCTGGATATTTGACCAAGTGTCAAAATTTCACCATTATAATTATACTTTCTGCTAATTGACCTATGGCACATATTTTCAAATGGAGTTATCCATTTACAAGTTTTTGGAGAATATAGTTTCCCGTCACCTAATATATCTTTATCTAATTGGAGCCCCTCTTTCCACCAATTTTCTAATGACCAGTCAAGAAATTTTTGATAATCAAATTTCCATTCATCGCAAACTATTACACCGTTGCCGCCATAGTTTTTATAACCAATGTCTTTTGGGTTATAGCATCTACTAATCATTGCCCTATAAGATGCACTAAGTTTTTTAATATATTGAGAATATTTTCTATGCCTTGTTTCCTTGCAAATACACCCACATGATCTTGTTGATCCGTTTAAAAAAGCCCCAATCATTATAATAGTGATATTGCCACAATCACATTTGCACTCTATCTTTTTTCTAACTTTTCCGCATGGCTGTATTTTAATACCATTAAATCTAACAGGTGTTAACTTACTTATTAATGGTTTCCTTTCTATTATTTGCTGTATTGTAAATCCGTGTTGCCCCATTGGGCTAATATACTAAAATAAATATACCTATACAAATACTAAATGAATATTCCAACTTTCATGCCTCCAAAATAAATGAATGAACCCCAGTATTGACCGCATCTAAAAACTGATTTAATTTATACTCCCGATTAGTAGTATCAAATACTTGATAAATTGGAAATATAACCGAAGCGATTTTCATCGTATCTTCATCACCATTTAGAAACCATGCCGGATGCAACGAGATATAAATAATCGGCTTATACTTTGCTATAAACTCTTTAGCCTGTTGGATTAATCGAACCTCACCGCCTTCAATATCAATTTTGATTAAGCATACATCCTGAATAGATATACCGTTCAAAGCAAAGAAAGAATCTAATGTTAATGACTTGCATTCCTGAACGCCCTCAATTATCCCTCTGTCTACGATTGAACTCATAGAGTTACCGAAGCCGTTTTCGTATTGTGTATTAAGGCTTACAGTTCCATTAACATCCGATATACAAAGATTATGAGCCGTTACATTAGCTGTGTTCAACTCAATGTTTTTAGTGAGTAATTTATAGGCTTCCTGATCGGGTTCGATTGCGTGACAGATAGAGCCTAATTCAGCCGCATATAATGAACATACTCCATTCCATGCGCCAATGTCAATAAATTGTTTCTTTGATTTGCAATACTGATCTAAAGTCCTGAATGTTTCAGGCTCCCATGTACCTGCATCGACCTGCGCCCAAAATTGTTTATTACCTTTATGTTTCATCCTTTAGTTGCTATTGCGTAAAATGAGTAGTTTAAATCGTGGCCAGTTACAAAGATATTTTTGAAACCTCGCATTAAGTAATAATCTTCAAGCATCGAAGGAGTTAGCCAGTTAAGGTGCTTCCGGTTATTCATCGGCCGCCAGTATTCTTGCTCGTCGCAATCAGGTAAATACAGAAACATTAAACCGCCGGGTTTTAGCTTTGATGACCAATAGTCTAAAACACCAACCCAGTCATTAAGATGCTCCAAACAATGCGAACTGAAGATGTAATCTAATTCCTGACCAATAAAATTAGTGGCCGAATATCCAAGCATTTGGCTATCTTTATCGTTATAGCAAAACTTATCAAGGTCTATTCCTATTGCGTTTGGTAGCTTCCATTCGGGTTTTGAATACCCTACATCTACGCCTTCCCCTTGACAGATTAGTTTAGCGAATGGAAAAGCATACTGAGCCGCAAACCCATCACCCTGAAATGATGGGTAGTCTTTTTGGTTAAATTCTATTGTTTTCATTTAATTTCTAATTCTTGTCCGGTTAATGCAAAATATAGGTTTTGGAGTTGGTGGAGGTAATCTAAAGGAGCGTGTAATGTTACTTCATCCTGCATATAATCAATATAAAATGCAGAAGTACCTTCATTTGGTATTATACTAAAACCTATTTGTGCCTGACCTACAATTCTACACTTTTTTGGATTAATACCAAACTTTAATAACCATTCTTCGGTTAGTGGGATGCCATCAAAGGCATCGGGGTCGTTTATAACATTTCCATTGTCTGCAATAAATATACCCGATATTTTACCAACTACAGATGATCCATCTAACATAGATTTTGATACGCCGATAACCTTAACCATTTTAGTGAAATAGTTAATATAATTCCCTATCCTTAATTCATTCGCTTTCATTTCTTTTCCGCTAATTTCAATCCATCCTCAATCAGCATCGCTGCCATTGGTGATTTCTTGCGTTTCTCTTTCTTTGCCAAAGCTACGACCTTATTGTAGACTTCATCGTCCATTATTACTGTGATTCGTTTCATATAAAATGATTATTACTGCCAAAGGCCACAATTAAGTGACCTTTAGTAAATTTACTTTTTCGCAATTTTAGTACTTTTTCATGGCCTTCTTTTTTAGGGGTTAATTAATTTTGCCACAATATAACTATTTTGCCACTTACATACAAATTTTTTTACCCATCAATTTCTTTCAACTTACGGATTGCCCATTCAACACCAGAAACACCACCCCAACAGTCCCACATCAAACCCCCGCAACCCTCAGAATATGGAACATCTGCATATTGTTGATGTCGTTTAAAGGATGCCATTCTTGCTATTGTGTTTCTTGTTAATGGTTCTCTATTTGCTAACTGTCTTGCTCTTGCTTTACCTACCGGAGTGCCGCAAGTACCCCAGCCGTTTTCATCTACCCATTTCAAAGCGCGTTTAGCGTTATTGGTTGCACTTTCAGGATAGTCTGTATAGGTTTTGGCCTTTAGTTCATAGGCTAACAAATCCGATTTGTCTATACCGAAATTCCTTTGAGCAAACCGCTCAGACATATAGATCGTAGTACAATTGCAGTTTATTGTCTGATTGCCTGGAGCTGAAGCATCGCCCGGCATCATCATTGGATTAGGTTCGCCACCTTTCGGGTTACGAACCTGCCAAGCTTGATCTTGCGGAATTGGTTTGTCGTTTGCTAACTCTAAATGAAACTCCCGAAATTCAGGTGTAGGTACGTGAATCCATTTCTTATACATCTGTACGCCTTGATTGAATAAACTCCAATCATCCGCTGATCTACGTTTGCCGACATTGGTAGCACGTGTTGTTTCGGTTCTTGCTATCATTCGCGCCCTTGAACGGCCTATCTCTCCTAAAGTATAGTCATATATCCGTTTGACTGTTTGACGCCTTGTTTCGCCAAGTTCTAAGCTGTCTTGTAAAGCAAGGTTGATTTGTTTTTTGGTGTTATCAGTTACGTTCTGTATTATAATTCCTAAATTCTGCACCACATACCCCCGCATCCATTCAGACCAAGTATTAAGCAGTAAATCAATTACGCTATCTTTTTGACCCTCTTGTTTCTTTATTCTACGATATTCCTTTTTTGCTGAATCAATCCCGGTGTATTGGTAAACCCGATTGTACGCATCAAACATTGGCTGGACTTGAACCGTTGCAGCAGGGTTTTCCATCACTGGCATAACTTGCTCACGTAACGCTCTGTAAAACTGCCTTTCAGCATATTTACGGTAACGCTTATCATCTCGCTTTTGCTGGATTATGATTTGATTGAGATTCATTGATGCGCTGAATGTATAGTTTACGTTTCTCGTCTATTGCCATTCTTTTAAATCGGCAACATTTGGCAGGGTATGGGTAACGCTCCTCAGCTTCAGTTGTAATCTCCGAAAGCGTCTTTAAGTGCTGCATCATCATTCGGCATAATTACGTCTTGCAAAGTTACCTTTCCCTGATCGACTAATATAGCCGCCCCAAGTTCACCCCCTAACTCATCAAAGTTAAATAACGGTCTGCGCTCATCTTCAGTCAATGATGGCATTCCGTAGATTTCTTTCATTAGCTTTAAATCAGGTTGCAACTCCGAGTAAACCGTAGTATCAAAATCAATCACGTATTTAACGCCATCCGATTTGTCATAAGCCGGGCATAACCAGTTCATTAGGTTTTGTTCTAAGTTATTCAGGTAA